CTAGAAGCATCCTGCCGACCAAGGCGGTGCGGTAATCCACTTTCCAGTTCGTGTTCGGCGCGGAAAGGGTTACGGAATCCCACAGTTGGCTCATCGGAGGCAACTGCTTGACAAGCATGACAGGAGTTCCAGCGGTGATGCCACTGATCGGAATGCGGGCGATCGGAATCCATACGGTGCCGGAATTGTTCAGGATACTACCCGACGGTACCGTGGGGTCAGCCGCCGTGCCACTGGTGGCGGTGCCCTTCAGCACCGCGAGCGCGATCGTTTCGATGTTGTTCGAGTCTCGCGTGTATTTCACGCAGATTAGGTCGTTGCGGTTCCGTCCTGTGACTCCGCTTTCGATGGTGACGGTTTCCGCCGCGGTGACGCGTGCGTATCGTCCTTCGATCACAAGGTTGAGGACCGGGATGAGCGCTTTGTTTGCTGACTGCATGGTCACGGCGGGGAATTTGCCGTCGCTGCCTTGCAGCAGGTAGTTGCCGTTTCCGACCAGTCCGGCCTGCATGGCTCCTTGGTCGCTGGATGTGATGTGCGGAGCGCCGGCCTTGCCGGTGATGAGATTCATGGTCATGGTCATTCCTTCCTATCTGTTGTGTTGTTGAGGTATGCGGCGTAGGCGGCGTCCTGCGTGGCTGCCAGCGCTTTGAACGTCTGCCAGCATGCGGTACAGACGAGCGCGCCCTGTGCGACTCCGTCGACGGTGGTGTGGGTGATGTCGTGCCAGTCGCTGGAGGTGCGTGGGTCACCGTCGGCGAGGTATGCGGAGGCGTGGCATCGGTCGCAGGTGTATCTGGTGATGTTCGTGGTTCGTGCCATTGATGTTCCTTTCTCTTTCAGGCTGTGCGCTGGTAGATGTGTCCTGGAAGGATGGTGTTGCATTCCTTCCAAGTGCCGCCGGAGGTGGTTCCCGGATTTGTTGTGGCGGTGGTCCAGTAGAGGGAGCCGACCGGGTGGGCGGCGATGAACGCCTGGCTTGCGCTCATGCCCGTCTCGCCCTTGTCGCCCTTCGGGCCGACGAGGCTTGTGTTGGAAACCGGTTTGAACGTCACGTTTTTCCCGGTGGCTGTGATCTGTGCGTACATCAGGTTCTTGCCGCCGTTGGTCATGGCGAAGAAGTATTCGCCTACGACCGGGGCACGGTTGAAACTGAGTGTCTGCCAGTCAAAATCCGAGCATGCGGACGTCCAGTATCCGGATAGTATGCGTGTGATGATCAAGGCAGGCAACCCGGTCTCGCCGCGTTGGCCGGCCTCTCCTTTCGCTCCGGTGGCCCCGGTCGCGCCAGTGGCGCCGGCAGGGCCCTGCGGTCCTTGCACTCCCTGCTTGCCTTGCGGTCCGGTGTCGCCTTTGGGGCCTTTGACGTTGCCGAGCAGAATCTTCGTCATATGCGCTCCTTACTTTCCGTCATTGATCATGTAGTACAGGTCTCCCGTCGCCGGATCGTAGGAGACGGGAGCCGCCGACGCGGTGGTCGTATCCGCGTACACGGCGTACAGGTCTCCGTTCGGGTCGACCTGCAGTGTGAAGAATCCGGAAGTTGGCGCCGTCACGCCGCTGGCACCCTGCGGTCCTGTCGGTCCCTGTGGGCCCTGCAGTCCCTGCACACCTTGTATTCCCTGCTTGCCTTGCGGCCCGGTGGGGCCTGTTGCTCCGGTAGGTCCGGCAGGACCAGTCGGACCTACCGGGCCAGTGGGACCGGTGGGGCCTCCTTCTCCGGAGGGGCCGACATCGCCTTTGTCACCCTTGTCGCCCTTCAGCCCTTCAGGACCTTGCGGACCGGGAGGTCCGGCAGCTCCAGTGGCTCCTTTAGGCCCGATCTCGCCGGTATCGCCCTTCACACCCTGCGGGCCGACGTCACCCTTCGGACCCTGCGGGCCGACAGGGCCTTGCGTTCCGATGATGGACTGCCTGGAAACCGTCTTCCCTTGGAACTGGCCGCCGGATTGCGAAACGCACTGCCAGACGATGCTGTATTTTCCGCCACCTGACAATGCGGTCGAATATTCATTGACGAGTGGTGTTCGGTTCAACCATTCGCTCACGTTTCCCGTGAAAGTGGATCCCACCGGATATTCGCCGACGAGGGATTTCTTCATCACGAGCGCCGGAAGGCCGACGTCGCCTTTAGCTCCCTGAACGCCCTGCGCTCCTTGCTTGCCTTGCGGGCCGGTGGCCCCGGTATCGCCCTTGTCACCTTTGGGGCCTTTGATGTTGCCGATCAATAGTCGCGCCATGTGTCACCTTTCCGGGATGTCCACGTACAGGTTCCCGCTCTCGGAGTCCCAGACGAACGAGGGTGGGTTCGTGTTGTCCGGATAGTTCACGTACAGGTCGCCGTCGCCTTCCATGCTGAGCGTGAAGAAGCCGTTCGAGGGGGCGGATACGCCGCTGTCGCCCTTGTCACCCTTCTCCCCTTGCGGGCCCTGGATGCCTTGGGAACCTTGGATGCCTTGTCTGCCCTGGGGGCCGGTCGCTCCCTGTGGACCCGTGGGACCCTGCGGACCTGTGGAACCCGTCGGGCCTTGCGGTCCCGCCGCGCCGATCGCACCGGCATCACCCTTATCGCCTTTCTCGCCGCGTATCCCCTGCAGTCCCTGCGGGCCTTCGGGACCGGCGACGCCTTGCGGCCCTCGCTCCCCGGTCACTCCTTTCTCTCCCCGAGGACCGGTGGGTCCGGTCGCTCCGGTGGCCCCCTGTGGTCCTGTGTCGCCCTTGTCGCCCTTCTCCCCTTGCGGGCCCTGGTCGCCTTTCGGAAGCCCCAAATTCAAGGTTTTGTCGCTGCCGGCGCCCGTGAGCGACGCGCTGGCCTGCACGCCTGGTGCGAGCGTGTCCACCGAACCGATTCTCAGGCCGGTGAGATAGTCGCCCTTCGGCTGCTTGCCCGCCAACGCCGTATTAAGCGCACCGATGTCCTGTCTGGTCACGTCGGCGCTGAAGGTCCAATTATCAAGCTTGAGGCCGGCTCCCGCGTAGTAGGCGTGTCCACCATCCCCGATGGAGGATTCTCCGCTGTTGCCGCCGGCGCTGGCACCTCCGGATTCGTAGGTGACGGTGAGCACGCCTCCCGAAACCTTGACGATCTTCTTGGAGATCTCGGCCGTGACGACGAGGCCCGTGTTGTTGTCACGGCCCGTTACCAGGTCGCCGACGTCCGCGTCGATGCCGTCGGGAATGTCCACGTCGATGGTGCTGGTGTTCCGAAGTTCCTGGAATTTCTGCCTGCCCTTGTCCTCGAGCTCGTCGGCTTCGGCGTTGGACAACTCGTATGTGGCGGTGCGTTCGTCAAGGCCTTTGAGGGTCTGCGTGTGGCTGAACGTGCCGTTCGCGTCGGCATACCAGTGGATGACGGTACGGTCCTTGAGTTCGCCCTTGCCCAGACAGATGAGATGGTTGATCGGGTGCGCCGCCTGTTTGGCGGCGAAGTCGATGAGGTCCGAGTCGATGCTGTCGCCGATCGTGCGGACGGGCATGGCGCTCATGGCCACCTTGTCGCCGTCATTACGCAACCGGAGTTTGAGTCCGCTTGCCCTGAGCATCTTGACCAGACCGCTGTACAGGTCCACGTACCGGTCGAACTGGCAGGTGGTCTTGTGGTCGGCGCTTTCTTCGGTGACGGTGAACAGGCCTTGCAATCCCGCACGGCTGACGAGCGTGCGCATGATGACGGGAATCGTGCCGGACAGGGTGAGGTAATCGTTGTTCCTGTCCGGTTCGATGATCTTCGAAGCGAGCACTCCATGCCAGTCGCGGCCATGCCATGTGACGGTGGACAGGCCGCCGTCCACGTCGACATCCGTGTCGTCGATGATGCCGCCGTACTCGGTGCCGTCGATCATGATGCGGCTCCCCGCCTTGAGCGCGGCGTCTTCGACCTGCAGGTCGAAGTCGTTCTCCCCGCTGCCGAACGCGAGGTCGAGCGTGTATGAGGCGTGGCTCGCCACGGGTTTGCCTGTGGCGTCGGTGACGATCAGGTCCATGGCGGTTCGCTCCTTTCCTCGCAGACCGTCAAGTCGAATTGGAATCCTCCCGGCCAGCTGATCGGCTGTGTTCCGGGCGCGAGCGGTTGGAACACGTACCGGCCGGAATCCTTGCCCGACCCTCGCACGGCCTGCGCGAAGCAGTTGGTGGCGAGCCCGGTGCCGCTGACCATGGTGACGGTCCTGACATCGCCGGTGCCGTCGATTTCCAGACGCGAGCCGGATGGTACGGTCACGTCGACCTCGTATCGGTTGGTTCCGATGATGACGTACGGTTGCGCGCATGGTCCGAATATCGTGAGCTTGACCGGCTGCGGGATGGACGTGTCGTTGACGATCTCGGCACCCAATGCCATGCCGGCGAAATCATGCGGATAATCATATGGATAGTCCAGGTCGGAGGTTCCGGAATCGTATCGCGGCGTGAAATGCGTCATGGTCGGACGGCGCCACACGCCATCGGCCAGCACGATGGTCAACTGCGTCTCGACCATCGTGGGCGTGATGGATTGCGGTTCGCTTTTCGTGATCCACGCTTTGGCTTCCCATTCGCCGTCGGCCACGAGCGTGCCCGGGTTCCCGGATGCCATGTCGGCGTCCGCGAGGCGGCGCAGTAGGTCGAGCGTGGCTGGAGAATCGTGGATCTTCACGGTGACTGTCGCCTCGCGTGCCTTGCGGGTGATGCCCGTCATGCCACGTGAGGCGAGGCTGTAGTCCCAGACGCGGGCGCGCAGTCCCGTGAGCGTCTCGCCGTACAGCGGCCCCTCGAAGCCGATGCGCTCATCTGTGGCCGCGCACACGTATTCAAGCGATTGCACTTCTCACCTTCCTTGCGAAGTCGCGGTCGCCGATCGTCGGCGTGTATCGGGCGATGATCGATCCGAGGTCGTCGTGCAGCGATTCGACGGCCGCGATGAGTTCCCGCAGATCGCCGTCGCCGGCATTGGCGCCGGTGCCGGCCGTGACGTTCAGCCTGCCGGTCTTCGACCAGTCCGCGTCGGAGAGGCTCATCGTGGAGACGAGCGAATCCATGGAACGGCTGACCACATGCGCGGAATCGTCGATGCCCAACGCCATGCCACGTCCGACCATCACGCCGACCTCGTCGCGGAACACACGCGACGGGGAATGGATGCCCAAAGCGTTCTTGGCCTTGTCCACCAAGCCCGACAACGCGTTGGTGATGCTGGAATACAACGAGCCGACCATTCCTGTGATGCCGTTGATCAATCCCTGGATGATGTTGCGTCCCGCGCTGACGAGCCAGCTTCCCGCGCCGGACACCGCGCTCCGGACGGTTCCGCCGATCCCGCTCACGACGCTCCCGACACGGCCAACCATGTTGCTTACGGTGCCGACGATGCCGCCCCAGACGCTCGACACAATGCTTCCGACGCCGTTCCACAACGCGGCCCACACGCTTCGGATGGTCGAGCATGCGGCGGATACCACTCCGCTGACCATGCCGATGCCAGCGGAGACGACGCCTTGGATGCCGCCCCACACTGCCGACACGATGCCCTGGATGGCCGACCACGCGGCGCTCCAGTTCCCGTTGACGACCGCGAGCGCCAGTTGGATGATGCCTTGGATGACGGCGAGTGCGGTGCTGATGATTGTGGTGATGATGGTCCATGTGCCTTGTACGACGGTGGTTATGGTGTTCCATAGTCCGTTCCAGACCGTGCTGATGATGGTGGCGGCGGTTTGGAAGATGGTTTGGATGTTCTGTATTCCGGCTTGCAGGAGTGGTGTGATGGTGGTGATGAATGTTTGGATGCCGGTGATGATCGCGGTGAGTGCGGTCATGATGATGGGGCCGATTGTGTTCCAGACGTTTTGGAGGATGGTGGTGATGAGTGTCCATCCGGTTTGCCAGATTTGTTGGATTTGGCTCATGGTCTGGGTGATGAATATGGCGATGGTTTGCAGGATTGGCTGGCATGCGGTGCTGATCTGGTTCCAGATTCTCATGAACCATGTGGCGAAGCTGTTCCAGAGTCGTTTGCCCGTTTCGGTTTGGGTGAAGAACCATGTCAGCGCGGCCACGACCGCGCCGATGGCCACGACAAGCATGCCGATCGGATTCGCATCCAAGGCAGCGCTGAATGCCAGCTGCACGGCGGTAGCAGCCTTGGTCACCGCGCTCCACGCCGATTGAGCTGCCTTGACAATATTGAACGAGCCGGCGAGTTGCTTCAGTGCTCCAGCCGCGCTTCCCGCGTCGGAGATCTTGCCAATCAAATCGAACGTGGCCGTAGCGGTCTTCTCCACACCGGAGGCAGTCGCGGAAATGGCCTTCAGTCCACCGGAAACTGTCTTCAGCCCGGCCGAGACGATATCCCAGCCTTTGACCGCGAGCAATGCAATGGTGATGGCTTTCAACGCGCCGGATACCAGTGCGCCGTTCTGCTGCGCCCACTGTCCGACCGACTGCAGCCAGCCTCCCACCGTCATGAGCACGCCGGTCAAAGTGTTCAACAGTCCGGCGAAGCTCTGCGCCGCGGAACTGGCGGTGCGCGCGCTGTCGTTGAAGCCGAAGGCCTGCGAGACCGCGGCCGCCAATCCGGAAACCAGCGAGCCCAATCCGGAGATGACGCCGGTCAGGCTTTCAAGGAACGGCTGCAACGCGCCCGTCTCGATGAACGTGTTGACGAACGTCTTCGCCCATCCCGCCGCGTTCGACAACGCCTGCGCGACCGAAGCGACCACTCCCGCGAGCGCGCCGGCGGTTGTGGAGAACATTGTGGCGGCTTCGCCGCCATTGTTGAGTCCGCCTATGAGTGATGTGATTGCGTTCCAGAGGCCAGTGAGTTGGCTTTTGAGGCTGGCCGTCGCCGAGGCGAGCATCTGGAAGCCGGGGATGTTGGAGATCGTGTCGCCAAGGTTTTTGAGTTTCGCCTGTGTGGCGGGTATCGCGTTCTCGAGACCTTGTTGGAGTGCCGCTCCGACTTTTTGCAGGGTTGGTGTGACGGCTGCGGTGAATGTGTCGATGAGTGGGATGGCTTGGTTGAACAGGCCGCGTAAGCCGTCGAGGACTGGTGTGGCGGCTGTTTCTCCGAGTCGGCTCAACGCGGCTTTCACGTTGGCCAGGGCGCCGGTGAATGTGGTGCCTGCGGATAGTGCGGCGCCGCCTAGGCCTTCCTGCATGGCGTCGGCGAAGGTCTGGAAGTCGATCTTGCCGTCCGAGACCATGTCGGACACTTCGGCGCTGGTCTTGTTCAGATGCTTGCCGAGCATCTGAAGCACAGGGATGCCGCTCGACATGAGCTGGAGCATGTCGTCGCCCTGGAGTTTGCCTCGGGCGGCGACGGAACCGAAGATCATGCCGATGTCGGTGAGGCTTCTGCCGCTGATCTGCGCGGTGTCGGCCACGGTCTTGAGGACCTTGGTGAGCTGGTCGCCTTCCTTGATGCCGGAGGCGGACAGGCTGGCCGCGACGGTCGCGGCGTCACCCAATCCGAACGCGGTGCCTTTGACGGATGCGAGCGCGTCGTTCATGATTTCGGTGACGCTCGCGCTGTCGTGGCCGAGGCCTTTGAGTTTGGCTTGCGCGTTTTCGATGTTGAGGGCGCGGGTGAAGCCGCCTTTGGCGGCCAATGCGGTGATGCCGCCGGCGAGGGTGGCGATCGCGCCTGTGCCGACCTTGCCGATTTTGCCGAATGCTCCGCCGATCTTCGAGATGAGGGTGCTGGAGCTTTTCTTGGAGGCTTTGTTGACGGCGTCGCCGATGTCGCCTTCGATGCTTTTGCCGAATCCTTTGCCGGATGGTTCGACGTGGACGTATGCGACGCCTATGTCCTGTGCTGCCATCGTGTTTCCTTATTCGTAGGTTGGGATTCCGATGGCGGTCGGAGTCAGAGGTCGTCGTTGATGTGGAAGTAGGCTTTGAGCCGTTCCCTGTCCTCGCGTTGACGGCGGGTGAGGTTGTGCGTCGGGGTTGGCGGGCGGAGCGGGTCGTGCTCGTGGTCGAACCATGGGCGTTTGCGTTGTCCGGACAGCGTCCAGACCGCCTGTTCGGCTCCGTCGGGCGCGTAGACGGCGTTCTGCAACGCCATCCACGAGTGGCTCGTATGGTCTTTGAGGATTTCGCGGGTCAACGCCCAGGCGAGTCCCCAATCGACTCGTGGACGTTGGCCTTCAACCCATTCCCGGAAGCGTACGGGCCTGTATATCTGCCCGTACGCTCGGATCCAGTCGTAGGCTAGCGCCGCGCGGTGGTTGTTCCAGAGGTGGGCGAGGTAAACGCTTTTGGGTCCAGTCCGGATTCGTCGGCCCACGCCTTCACCGTGGCGATGAGGTAGGCCATCGGGCGTTTGGTCTTACGTAGCGCGGTCCAGAAGTTCGGCTGCGCGTTCTCGAAGTATGCGAGGAACGCGGCCATGCACGCGCTGGTCTCCTCGTCGGAGAGCGTCGGCCTGCTCTTGACCAGGAGGATGGCCTGCACGAGTTCGATGGGCAGTTCCGCGTTGTTGAGGTTCGGCAGGTCGAGTTTCGCTCCGGCGACCTCGAGGTGCACGTCGGGCTTGAGCTCCTCCGCGTCGGTAAGGTCCACGTCCACGACATGGTAGGTGTTGTCGCTCATTTCGTCTCCGTTTCATGGTTATCGGCGGTTATGGGTAATGGTCCCGTGCGGCCGACCGCCATCGGCCGCACGGGAAGAATCAATGGGCTACTTGGCGTCTTCGGTGACGAGGCCCCATGCGTGGAACTGTTCGCCGTTAGTGCCCTTGAGCATCTTGAACGTCATGCTGAAGTTCATGATCTCGCTGGATTTCAGGCTCACGTCGTCGCGGTCGCTCACCTTCGCGTTGGTGCCGTACAGGAGGAAGGGGCGGTCCTGCTGGTCGAGCGCGACCAGGACGAGGATCCATTCCTTCTTCAGGCCGGCGCCCTTGATGCTGATGCCGCCGTCCGAATCGACGTCCACGTCGAAGTAGGCGGATACCACGTCCTTGCGGCCCTCCATGGCGGCGAGCTGCAGGGTCCAGTAGCCCGGATCCGTGTCGGACAGCACGATGTCGCCGTTGTGGGCCTTGTAGTCGGTGCTGTCGCCCGGTTCCGGATGCAGTACGGCGCCGTCCTCCGTGGAGTAGCCGATAGGCTTCTTGCTTGCCGGCGGGGTCCAGGCCACTCCGGTCGGAGCCACGAACGTGCTGTCGCCCTTGGGGAACAGGAACAGCGCGTAGTTCTTGATCAGGCGCACGTTGCCTGCGGTGTTGCCGCTGGACACGTACCCGTAGTCGGTCGCGCCCTGCGCGGCGACGGTGGTTTTTTCGTTGTTGTCAGACATTCGTCTGCACCTTTCCGTTCTTCGCGTGTGGCGGCACGTTGTCTTTGGTTGTGTTTCAGTTGACGGTGACCTCGAGCAGGAGCACGCCGTACGCGCTCACCAGCCTCTTGTCCTCGTCCGTCATGCGTACCGGTCCGGATTCCAGTGACGCGCTGATGAGCGGCGCGACGGTTCCGAGCCTGATGATCTCCCTTGCGATGCTGGCCCACAGGCGGGCGGCCTTGTCCCAGTCGCCCGTGTGGTCCTCTTTCATGCAGCGCACGCCCAGCCGCAGTCGCACGTATTGGGAGATGGGAGTGCTCATGCCCTGCATGGAGTCGGCCAATGTGGCTTCGGTGAAGGGCGGTTCGAGGTCGTTGCGTTCGATGGTGTCGAACGTCACGTCCGGGAACAGCTCCCGCAGCCTGGGCAGGAGCAGCGGCTCCGTGCGCCGCGGGGTGACGGGGATGCTCATACGCGCATCCTTCCGAGCGTGTCCTCCAACGTGCCGTGTGCCTTCTCCACGGGTGCGGGGCAGAGGATGGCCACGCCGTTGCGGTTCGCGCCGTTATGGTCGCGCACCATGCAGCGGCTGTCGGTGACGGCCTCGTTGGCGGCGTCGCGCATGCGGTCACGCAGGGTCTCGTTCTTCAATACCTGTTGGCTGAACGCCTTGCGGTTGAACACGAATCTGCATCGCTTGGCCATGGCCTATCCCTTCCGTTCGCCCACGGTGATGACGTCGCCGATGTGGCGTCCGTGGATGTTGTTCCACACTTGCGGTTTGCCTTTGACGGGCAGGAGGATGCCTCTGACTTTGATCAGGTCGGTGGTTTGGATGCCTGTCGGCTGGCTGCCGCGGATGCGGATCGTGTATTCGATGGTTTGTGGATTGGCGTTTTCCTCGGTCTGGTCGGTGGTGGAGTTTGGTTCGACCAGCGCCTGGAATGTGCCGACGGGGACGGGCTTGCCTTGGATGGGGTTGCCGTCCGTGTCGGTGGTGGGCTGGCCGCGCCAGATTTCGATGGTTTCCACTAGGACGTCTCCCCCGTTGCCATGTCGACGCTGAACGCGCGTTGCGCGTTGATGCCGAGGATGCGTTTCTCGTCGTCGCGCAGCCAGAGGTCGCCGGTGGGCGCTCCGAAACTGTATTGTTCGCTGAAGCTGCCGGTGGTCTGGTTCATCTGCGTGATGCCGCCGGGAATGTCGTACGGGTCGGCCTGCATGATCCTGCGGACGATGTCGCAGGTGATCTTCGTCAACAGTCGTGGCCGTTCGTCGAGGAGCCGCCGCCAGTTCGGGGAGCGTTCCTTGATGTAGTCGGTCACGTCCGCGAGATGCGTGTCGGCTTTCTCGAGTTCCTCGTCGGTGAGCTTGTGCCACCTCCGTTCGAGGTCGTCGGAGGTGGCGAACATGTCGGGCTCGTCCGTCATGGTCACTTCTTGTCCGGCAGTTTGACCACCCCGGCGGATACGAGGCCGGCGATGATGTCGTCGAACTGTTTCGCCAACGTGTTGAACGCGGTGACGAGTTTGTCGAATTCGTCCTTGGTCGGAGTGTCCGCCGCGGCCTCGGCGATGTTGCTGTCGACGTTGCCGATCGCTTGTTCGGGCGCGTACTGCTTAATGCCGCCGAGGGTGTCCTCGCCGGCCGCCGGCAGCTCGTAGGCGCTGGATCCGGCGGAGAAGTCCGTGCCATCCTTGTTGACAAGGCTCACCTGCGCGTCCAACGGTCCGATCGTATGCTTCTTCTTACCTGACGGATTGACCACAAGGGTCTGGATGGGGAAACTCATCGTTCACCTCATTCCGTGGCCTTGAGTACGGCGAACGCCTTCGGATCGATGATCGCGAACGCGTACATCGCCTCGGTGCGGTATGCGATCTGGTTATGGGCCTTCAGGTCCACGCCGGTCTGGTCCGGATCGCCGTAGGCGATGATCTCGCTGGTCAGATCGCGGACCATGCCCCATTTGATGAGGCTGAAATCTCCCATGAACGCGAGCACCTTCGTCGGGGTCTTGGCCAGTCGGCCGTTGACGGTTCCGGAGGTCGCGGCGGTGATGCCGTCCAGGCTGCCGGCCTGCAGGTTCAGCGGGATCTCCGGGTAGAAGCGCATGCCGGTGGAGGGGACGCGCAGCTTGCGCAGGCGGGACGCCCAGGTCTTGGACAGGGCGACACCGTTGATGTCGTAGGAGTCGTTCAGCGCGTCGGCCAAAGCGTCCACGTTGCCGATCTCATCCTCGGTGGCGATCACCTGCACGGCGGACGTGCTCAATGGGTCGAATCCGGAGAGCGCCTCACCGGTCTTGGGGTTGATCGCATGGTAGATCACGTAGTCGAGGGCGCGGCCCAGTGCGGCTGCCTGATCGGCCTGGATGCTGCGGATGATCTGCAGCTGGTTGTCCTCGTCGGCCCACTGGAGTTCGCTGGTGACGCGGGTGGTGGTCTGCACCTTGAAGCGCTTCGCCACGACGGAGTCCACGGTCTGCTCGTAGCTGCTCTTGACCGCGCCTTCGGCCACTACCTCGGCTTCGCTCTTGCCGTTGAACACGAGGTAGTCGGCGTCGGAGAAGATCTGTGGCGTGCTGGGGCTCAGGGACGCGATGGTGCTGGTGTCCTTGGCCTTGTTCACGATTTCGGTGGCCACGCTCACGGGGAGCTTGATCTGGTCTGTTTTCATCGCCATGATGGCTTGTCCTTTCGGATGGTTGGGTTATTCGCCTAGGAGCTGGTGGATGTACGAGAGTTCTTCGGCGTCCTTGTTGTTGTTCTGGTGCGATGGAGAGCCCGTCTGGTTCCTCACCTGAGGCGGCTTGGATGCCGGATGCAGCGCCGCGTGCAGGAGGTCCGCATGCGCCTCGAGTTCCTCCTTGGTTCCGCCGCGCAGCAGTTCGGCCGGAACGTCCTTGTCTTTGGCGACTTCGGACACCCATTCCGCGTGCTGCTTCTCGGCCGCGGCGTCGTCGATCTGCTTGCGCAGCGCCGCGTTCGATTCCTTGAGTTTGTCGATTTCGCTCTTTCCGGCGTTCTCCATCTCGTCGAGTTTCATGGCCTTGGACTTGAGCTCGTCGTAGTCCTTGTACTTGCCGCGCTCCTTGGCCAGTCGCTTCTCGACGATCTGGTCGACCTGTTCCTGGGTGAACGACCTCGGCTCACCGCCGTCGCCACCGTCATTGGAACCGCCCTCGTCGCCACCGCCGTCGATGAGACGGATGCGTGCCGGGAATCGGAATCTGATGGACATGCTGCTCTCCTTTGCTGTTTCCCGTGGATTCGAGTTCGACCGCGCCACGGTGCGCTGTATGGTCCTCCCACGCGATACGGCGCATGGTCGCCGCCAACCTGAATGGCTGGCCGAGTGGTGGATGCAGGATTCGCACCTGCGCGGCTGTGAAGCGCCCGAGTTACAGTCGGGTCCATTCGTCTGCTCTGGCAATCCACCGAAATCAATGGTTTTTGGTAAAATAGAAGTACCGGAGGTCCCGTGCAGACTTGAAATAATAGCCTATTCGTGCGGGAGTGCCTCCGGGTTTTTATTGCAGCTCGATTTCTCTCATCCCGTTGTTGTCCAATAGGAACAAACGTCTGATCTTGTTTTTCTTATGCAGCGCGTTATAGCGGGAAAGTTGCGTCACCAGTTTCTCCGGAGCCGAGTATCCAGTGAGATCCACAATGAATGCATCCTTCACGACACCATGCTGCTCGGCTTTGGATACCGCTTTTGAGATGTTCTTCGAAATGGATCCGTAGTCTGGGCGTTTTTGCCGAGATGACTTAACCTCGCACTCAAGGTCTTGCTCAATCCATTTCAAGTCATTCGTCGATTTGTGCCCCAAAGTATCGCGTGGAATCCATTCGTAATGCTGTCCGAGTGACTTGAAATGTTCCAGGAACACGATTTCATGCATCTCAAGGACGTCTGCGTCTACTGGGACGCCAAGCGCCTTCTGCCTTCCATCCCATCCTTTCTTGCTTAATGATTTCTCGTCGCGCATGCCGGTGAAATCATGTTCGACTTTGAAAGACGCACGTTTCTTCGGCATGATCCCGTCGCTCAATTGCTTAGGGAACTTATGACGCATAACGAATGTGACGGCATTCGCGTCGGCCGAATCCAACTTGATTCCGGCTTCCTCGGCGGAGGACTTCCAATTCTTTCCCAATGCGTTGCCGTTGATGGCTTGCACGGCCTGATCGTACATGGCTTTATACTTCGCTTGGTCATAGCCGAAGATCTTGTCCTTGCCCCAGCTGCACACGGGAATGCAACGGCATTTGCCGTTATGGAAAGAGCCGCCGAAGTCCGCGCTTTCCTCACTGGTGTATGCGAATCCTCGGCTGGCGAGCATCACGCAAAATGCACAAGGATTGGAGCCTCGTGGGACGCGTGCCCATCCAGGATGCGTCTCGTCGGCGTCGCGGTTGTTCTGCGTGGTCAATCGTACAGACCTGCTCATCATGTCGGCAATGAACTGCTGCCAGTCGTCCACCGTCTTCAGGTCGGGCCAAAGGTCTTCAACAGTCAGCCCGTTGGCGTTGCCATGCTTCAAATTAGTGTAGTTATGCCCATTCCAATCGGTTCCAGTGAAACCGCCTACCTGACGGTATAGCACTTCATATTCGTCGCAAGTAGATGAGACGTAGGGCGGCATTTTGATGCCGGCGTATTTCTGCCACAGGTTCCTGGTGTCAGTGTAGTACCTGCGTGATCGTTCGGACGCATCGCGGGTGTACCTGAGCACTATGTCTTGTCGTTCCAACGGTTTCGCGGATTCCATCGCGTCGATGGCGTCGTCTGTCAGATTCTCAAGATCAGTCTCGTAATCCCTATGCAGTTTCTCCAGTTTCTGACGAAGCTGCGCTTTCGCCGGTTCCGGCAGATCCAGATTGTTCAGATCCATCCGTCACCTCCGAGGACGCCGCGCTTCTGTCCATGAGCTGGTCGATGCGTTGTTCCGATTTCTGCCGTTGCTGGTCGGCGCGTAGGCGGGTGATTTCCTCGCGGGTCAGGCCGAGACGTTCGAGTCCGACATCGGAGTCGGCGTAGCCGGTGATCTTGTCGGCGATCTTCGTGAACGCGTCGGCGCGCGCCGCGTCGGAGATTTCCCTTGTGGGCGCCCATACCGGATGCACGTCGCGCATGGAGTCGGGTATCGTGTTCGCGCCTTCGCGCAATGCCACGGCGATGCCCATGGCCCGTTTGAGTTCCCGTCCGAAGGCCACGTTCTGCTTGTCGGCGATGCGCGTCAACCGTCGTTCGGCGGATGCCATGGCCTCGGCGCTGGTCGGATTGTCCAACGTGATGCCCAGATAGTCGACCGGCACTCGGGTCTGCGAGGCGACGAGCATGGCCAAGGTCTTGAGCATGTCCGAATGGGGCGTCATGGACGCCTGCTGCACCTGATGCAGTTGGGGAAGCTCTCCGTTCTCGTCCGCGGTGATCGCGTTGATCGCCTGGATGAGACTCGTCCATGTGTTGCTGCTGAACGCGTCCCTGTTCGCTCCGATGAACCAGAGTTTCGGAACGGAATAGAATTCGGCCGACGCCTCCATGCGGACCACGGTGCGGAATCCGGCGTCGACGAGGCTCATGAGCGAACGGCTGATGCGGCTGTGGCCGAATGGCCGGTCCATCTGCCTGTCGTAGGCGAGCGCGACGGCAGTCGGCTGGTCGAAGTTCGTTTCGTTTTTCTCCGCCCGCCATGGGGTCAGGTGGCCGGAGCATTCGTAGACCTTGCCGGGGAGCCACACGTTGAACGCGCAGATTCGTCCGTCCTTGTCGTCCTCGGTGATGGTCAATGCCGCGGCCAGACGGTGGTTGCGTCGGTCCCAGATTCCAGCGGACCAGTCGGCGGAGCGTGGGATCATGCTGATCCGGTCCGGATTCTCCGGGTCTGCGGCGATGGTCAGGAAGCTGCATGAGTGCTTGTAAGCGGATACGATCAGTTCTGACGTGGCCACGTCCAATTGGTTGTCCTCGAACAGGTCGTTGACGCCCATCGTGTCGTCGCCGGATACGCTGAACCCTTCCAGGTCGCTCAGGTCGCTCAATGATCGGACGGCCAGTTCGGGCCATCCGATCATCGCCTCGACCTTGTTTTTGATCTGGTCGGGGATGGAGATTCCGAAGTCTTTGAATCGTTCCTTGCAGTCGTAGTAGGCTCCGCGGATCAGGTTGCGTGGGTATTTCTCACGCCACACGCGCAACAGTTCGTGGATGATGGGCATGTCCTCGTCGTCGACGCCGAGGATGGTGCCGACGTTTCCGCTTGCGGTGTCGAGGTAGCTGCTGCCGGTGAATTTCGGAGCGACACTTACCGTTGTGCCGTCGGCCATGTAGAACACCATCAGAACATCACCTCCTGTCGTCTTCCCGGATGTCGTTTCGTCGTGAACGCCCCATACAGGGCGAGAGTGGTGGACACGAGCGGCGTGATGTCGACATCGCTGCCGAGTTTGTTCCAGGCGATCGCGCCGGACTGTCCAAGAGGCCGCGTGGTGGCGCCCTTGACGGCTGCGGCCAGCTGCGGCTGGTATTCGTCCCGTGGATGCTTGAGCGTTCCGGCCTTGAGCATGTCGAGGAAGCGTCCGCACGCGCGGCCCATCTCCTGCATGTTCGTCACCGTGACCCTCACATGCGCCTTCTTCAGTTCGGGCAGCAGGCTCATAGCGGGCGACTGCGCGTCGATGACCACGCTGGCGGTCTTCGGCCAATGTTCGGCGAGCCAGTCCACGGCCCACATGGTTCCCGCCTGCCGTGCGTCCTTGATGTTCGCCATCTGGATGACGGCCGAACCGTCCGCGTACCGTAGCGCGGCTCCGATGGTCAGCACGCTCCTGTCCGGAGGCATGTCGATGCCGAAGCTCACGGTTCCCCCATCAGGCACGTCGTCGATGGCCGCGGCCTGCCACAGGTCCGGGCTGATGGCGTACGCGGTGGCGGTCTCATCCCATATGCCAAGCGCCTCGCGACGGAACGAATCCTCGGCAAGGAGATTGCGCATGCGCAGTATCGCCTGTTCGCTGGTGCGTTTCGGATATGACGGGTTCGCTTTCGCCCACGCGGTCCGGTCGTCCAGGTCGCAATCGCGGTCCGCGCCGAGCTCCACGTAGAGCATGCCGTCCGAATTGCCGGACAACGCGGTCGAACGTTTCTCCTCGAAGGCTTCGCACTGGTCTCCCGGCTTCGGAGGGTTACCCATGAACACGATCAGCGGATTCGGGCTCGTGTTCACGATCGGAATCAGGTTATCCAACGCCTTGATGGTGAGGATCTGAGCCTCGTCGAACACCTCGATGTCTGCGGAGTGCAGGCCTCGGCCGAAGCCGTTCTCGCGGGCTCCGAACATGATGCGGCTGCCGTTGGTGAAACGGATCTCCTGCTGTCCGTTCGCTCGGCGCACGTTCCGCACGTATCTGGAAAGTTTCGGATTGCGGGTCAGGTCGCACATATCGGCGAATGTCTCGTCGGAGGTGCGCGTGTGGTGCGCGGTCCAAATGACCAATGTTCCGGCGCGCCCGGCGCACAGGATGAACATCGCGGTTCCGACGGTGAATGTCTTGCCGATCTGTCTGCAGCTGGACAGGACCGCGCCGCCGGACCCGCATGCGTACTTGCCGTCGGAGCGTTTGGCGAACAGCAGGTAGAGAAAGCCTTTCTGCCAGAGGTCGTAATGGATTCCGGCCTTGACCGCCGCGCTGTTGATCAGTTTGAAGTCACTCGACGTGACGTCTTCCGGCTGCACGAGCCGTTGGGCGATTTCAGACAATCGACGCTCCGACATCCTCCGCCACCTCCGTCACGTCATCGTTCATGTCGAACAGACTGCCGGATTCCTCGGCCATGCGCATCCGTTCGTCGAATTCTGCAAGCTTGCTGCTAATCGACGGCAACGCGTTGGCCGGCGTGGACGGGTCATGCAGAGCCTCGCGCAGTCTTCCGACGATTTCACGGAGCGTGTCCTCGTGGGAGCCGTCCATCATGCGTTCGAAGTTCTGTTTGTCGAGTTCCGGTTCAGGCTTCCGTTTCGTTTTCGTCGGCTTGGATACGGGCCTATCCGCTTCCGTTTGCGTAGCCCGGTTCTTTTTCCGACGATAGGCGGCTTTCTGGCGGCAGGATTTGGAGCAGTAGCGTTGCGGCCGCCCGTGGCCGGACGGTTGGAATTCCTTGCCGCAGAGTTCGCACTTCATCGGCGCTTCCCTCGCTTTCCGACCTTTCGTTGTTTCCCCTGTTTCCGACGTTTGTATTCCGGGAGGGATATCGGCACTGCACCCGAGGCGACCGGGAGGGGGCATACCCGGGGTCCCCGCCCTGGTATCGGAGTCAGATGCCGAACGTTTTGAACGGCATCGAGCTTGCTTTCACTTCCTGTCTGCCAGCCAGCAGCGCTCGTGCGTGTTCGTCTGTCTTGTCGCTCTTCATCCTGTTGCATCTGCGGTGCGTGAGCCTGCAGTTAGTGAAGCTGTATGGATCACCGCCGCGTGAGACTGGTATGAGCTCGTCGACTTCGGCGCTCATCGGATGTGGTGTCTTCAATGTCTTGTCGACCGGCTGGGCGCAGATGGCGCACACGTCGTATGCGGCCAGCACTCTTGCCCTGAGCTGTCTGCGCCGCCAGCCGTTGCTGACACGCTCGTTGCGCCGCTTGCTCATGTGGCCTCCCCACATGTATGAGCCCCGGGGTGTCATGGATGCATCAATGATTATCTTCGCCGTTGGCTTGCTGGAATGCCGGTATAGGGGCTCCCGTATATGGACACTCCCGTGTCTTGTAGGGGCTCCCCATCATCTGCGAATACCCCTACCCCGGGTTTGTTTCATGGGTGCCTTCGGCGGGATTCGAACCCGCGTCCACACGCGGCCACAAGGAAGAGAATCCAATAAAGACTCGCGGCCGGTACGATCTACCACTGATTCCTACGAAGGCATACCGGCAGGCGGATTTGAGCATCACCGCATCACGGAAGCACGGGATTGGCTTGCCTGCCACATTGGGGTATGTCCACTCTGACGGGAGTGGGCGGAGCGTGTCCGATATGCCGTTCGGACAGGACGGGACTGCAACCCAGGGAGTTAGGAGAATCCATAGCGGATATGAAAAGGGTTCAAACCAAGTCACCTCGGTTTGAACCCTCTAATCCACTGACAATTCTGCGTTGCACTTTCGATTTTGTCAAATCGAATCGCGGCGCAGCACCTGCCGATGCACGTCCGAAAGCCTGTACAATGGCCGTCCCTTATCGTTCTCACCGGCCGGCTGAAGCCTGCCACGCTTACGCCACGAGCGAATCGTATTCGCATTGCACTGGAACCCGCATTCGCGCAGCAGCTCAGCACACTCCCCCGCCGTGAACGCCCTGCCCGATTCGATGCACTCCCGCAGGAAACCCAATCGCACATCGACCACGCGATAAGTGTTGCCGCACACGGGACATGCAACGCTTACCGCGCCGACCGCCGCTGTCAATTCGACTCCGCACAGCGGGTTCGGGCATCTTCCGATGCCATGTTTCGCAGGCGGCACGTCGATGATGTCCAGCGTCTTTCGAACCATCGACTCCCACTCATGGTAGAAGTCGGCGATGTCAGGCATGCGGCGCAGTCGAGGACTGCCGGCACAGACACGCAGCATGTCCACCAGCGGCGGATGCACGCCATAGGTCGCCCAAGGCATGGCGGGCGGAGCGTACAAACGGCGCCAGAGTGCGATTGCGGCATCCTCGATGGCCTGCATGTGGTCGAGCACCGGCAATCGGATTGGCGTCGGCGCGGCTGGAAGGTTGACGCGTCCAGGCTGGCGGCCTCCGTAGTGCGCGGTCGAGTCCAGGAACTCATGCAGCGAATCCAACCATGCTGGATATTCCCGCAGCCAGCCGCGCATCAGCCCATCGCATCTCGCGCACATGGTGTCGCCGACAGCGCATTCTCCGCCGCAGACGAGGCACACACCGGCGAGCGCTGGTGTTGTTTGGCTGGTGTTTGTTGTGGTGTTGGTGGTGGTTGGTTGGGATTCGTTGGTTGGTTCGTACATTTGTTCGATTCCCTCCGGCGTGGTAGTCTGGTTTGTGGTAATGCCAGAGCCCGGCCGGAAGGTCGGGTTCTTTGTTTATTCGGTGGCGGAGTCCTGTTCTTCAAGGTCGACGTGTTCGAGCTTGGCTCTATGGCGGAGCAGAACGGCGTATTCATCCATGACGTCAAGCTGCCTGCTCAACAGACCGATCGGACAGACGGGCTCGAAGTCGAGCGTGCCATCCGCATACCGCTGCAGCATGCCCCTGAGCCTGCCAGCACGAGCGGTCAACTCACGGTATTCGACGCGCATCCGCTCCTCATAATCGGATCCGTCGGCGCTCGCGGGTTGCGCTTGGTCAGCGGCGGCGAGCACTTCGATGGCTTGGCGCAGGTATCCGTCGCGGATCCATTCGGATGCGGTCTGCCATTCCTCGTGGATGATTTCGGTGGAGTCCTTGCGGAGCGCCCATTTGAGTCCGAACAGGCGTTCGGCGACGGCTTCGGTGCGCGCGTCGATCGGCGGCAGTGGCGGTTCGAGTGTTTCCTCGCTCATTGTTCCGGTTCCTTTCCGTGGGATGATTTATGGTCGGTCTTCCAGATTCTGTGCCAGAACAGCCAGATCATCCAGGCTGGCACTTCGACCCAGATGGTCAGGTACGGCGAGACGGCGTAGATCTTCCACCACCTGCCGCAGATGACGCAATGCTCTATACGCCGGTCGGCATCCTGGGATGGTCCGATGCCATTGCTGGCGCAGATGGCTGTGCCGAGAGCGTTCCGGCACAGATGCGGAGTCCGGTCTTTCATTCGTCGGCCTCCGATTGGGACAGGCGCCACTGCTCGAAAAGACGGTAGGCATCCAGCGAGATGGTCCGGACCGGGCTGAACTTCAACCGCCACATGCAGTCGGCGCACACCTCGGTGAATGTCTTCGCCTGGCCGCCATAGATGAGGCCTATGGAATAGACGGGACTTGAACACCACCGGCCGCACAAATCGCAGGTGTGCATATCCTGCGTGACCAACTCGTCACGCTGCGGCAGGAACGGATTCCCCGCACCCCTTTCATCCACGGCTGCGGCGAGCGCCTTCCTGATCTCGTCCCTGGCGTAGAGGAAGGCGTTGTGTCGGGTCTGGGCGTAGCCGACGAAGGGGGTATTGCCGTCCCTTGTCGCGGCGCGGACGGCTTCGAGTTCCTGATCGATGAGTTTGTTGAGCACGCCGATGGCGATGTCTGCTTCACTGTCTTTCATTTCGTTTCCCTTCGTATTTGCTGGATGATCGTCTCGTATGGTTTGCGGTGGAAGATGCGTATCCACCATTCGGGGCGGCGGCCCCATATGGTTTTGACTTCGGTGAGAGGAAACCATGATACGTACCATTTTGAGCAATTTCCGCAGTACAGCACCTCGCCTTCCTCCTTCGGTCTGGGATGCTCATGGTCGAACGCTGGCGGCCTTGGCACCAAATAACTTCGATTGCTCATTTTGTGTCCTTGAGTGTGATGCGTTTCATTCCTTCGCCGCCTTCATTTCTTGGATTTCACCGTCGAAAAAATCGATGATGAGATTGCAGATGGCGGCCGCCGACGTTTTGAGCTGGGCTTTTTCCTCTTCGTTTTCGGCTTTGATGGCGAAAACGGCATCCTTGCTGTTGAAATTGATTCTCATTTCGTGTCCTTCGTGGTTGGGCGGACGGTGAATGCGACGAGTCCGGTCTCGGCATGGAATACCTTGGCCGGCTCGCCAGTCCTCAGGGACATGGCCTGCGCGTAGTCGCCGGCATCGTCGATGTTCTCGAACGTTCTGATGCCTTCCGTGGTGACGACGTTGTAGCTCATCTTGCCGGCTCCTTGTCCGCGCCGCTCACATGGCTCCAGTCGCAGGACAGGCCGGCCTGCTTGCCGTTCGTCGAGTAGACGATGCAGTCCACTTGCCTCGTGTCGGTCAGGGTGATGACGCATTCCGTGAATACGTCGGCCCCGGCGGAGCACTGCGAGTCGACGGACCTGACCGCATGCGCTGGCGTGGAAGGCTCCGACGCGCTTCCGCATCCTGCGAGCGCGGTGCAGAGGGTGAGGGTGATGGCGGTAAGTGTGGCGCAGATGGTGTTTCTCATTGTTCGTTCCTTTGATGGTGGCTGGCGTGGTGGTTCCAGAGGCGGATGGCTTTGTTGAGGCTTCTGCCGTCGACGTGGAGGATGCATTTGTGCCGGCAGTTGGGGCAGATGCAGCCGTAGATAGTGTTGACCGGTTTGCGGGTTCGGAGGTTGTAGATGGCGCCGAGGGTCAGGATGAGCGGCCGGGACTTGCGGCATGCCGGGCAGGGCGCAGGTCTGCGCCATTTGCGTGGGTTGGTGGCGATTCTGACGGTGTGCATTTCATTCCTTTCCGTAGATGGCGAGGCTTCGTATGCCAGCGCTCATGCTGTTGGAACATGTGTTCGGATCGTGGTCGATGATGTCGTTTCCGATGCCCTGGAAGCAGAGGCTGGCGATGCCGTCCGGATGTCGGATGAGTTCGAGCCGTCCGTCGATGATGACGTCCTGGTCGGTTTGGGCGATGCAGCGGCGGCCGATCAGGATTGTCGGGTCGGCCGACCGCCATTTATGCAGCGGAACGTTGACGCTCACCGCGGGGCCTCGCCTTCGTTTCCGCCTTGTGCGTCCTTTCCGGCCGCGTCGTAGCCTTCGTCGTACACGTCGTCAAGCAGCGTCTGGAACTCGGGAGATGCGAAAAACGTTCTGATGGCGTCCTTGGCCACGCGTCTCCATGGCTCTTTGTCCTCCATGGGCATCTCGTTCCATGGGCGTGGATGGCGGCGGCCGCTGCGATGCCAGCGCAGGTAGATGGCCTTGGCCACCTTGTTCTGCGTCTCCAGACCGATCGGAATGGTCTCCTGGTCTGCCATGATGGCTCCTTTCAGTATGTTTCCGGCGGTTCCGGCGCGGTACGGTCCGCAATGATGTAGGCGGCGAGCGCGACGCATAGGGTGAGGATGATGAGCAGGACATGCAGTGCGAGCCATTGGATGGGGATCCAGTGGTGGAGGCCGTAGCCGATGATCGGCCGGATGATGGCGTGCGGCACGAGCAGCAGCGCAGTGAGGGCGAACAGCGTGGCGAACCAGTCGCCGACGCGGTTGGAGATGCGGTTGATGGTCTGTTTCATTCCGAGGTTCCTTTCATTGTTGGTACGGTTCAGGGCCTGTTGGCCATCCAGCCGATCAGGATGGCGGCACATAGGAAGATCACTGCTGCGATGTCCATCACCTTGCTGCTTTCGTGGCGACGTATCGGACCGGATGGGCGGCCAGGTGGCGGATGATGCGCGCGTATTGGCGGATGTCACGGTCGAGGCATGTGCCGGTGCGGTGGGCGCTAGCCACAGGCGTCTCCTCTTCCGGCCTCACATCCCAGCCGGCGGCTTCGAGACTGTCGCGGAGGGTGGCCATGTCTATGCGGTGGTAGTGCAGCGGGAGGTTCGGGCAGAGTCGGCCGATGAAGTCGAGGTCGAACTGCGGGTTGCTGCCTGCCGGATGGAGGGTGAACGATTGCGCGAGGCTGTCGACGTATTCCTCGAGCGCGTTCGCCGCCGCCTCTTCCGTATATCCGCCGTCGAGAGCGTCTTCGAGCAGTCCGTTGGCGCAGTGCATGCGCCACGCCTTGAAGTTCTCATCGGTGATGGAGACGTTTCGTTCCGCCAATCCGATGACGCGGTGGAAACCGCCGACGCACAGCACGCCTCTCATGTCGGTGCAACGCATTTCCACCTCGAGGATCCTGTCATGGTCCGGGTCGAGCCCCGTGGTCTCCACGTCCATCCACAGCAGCATGTCGGGCTTGTCAATGGTCATTCTGTTTCCCTCCTGTCGATGTCGAGTGTGGCGACCTCCATGGCTGTCAGACGGGTCGCGGTGCCATCCTGGTTGAGGCGGAGCCATATCCCCTGCCAGTCGCGCACCGGGGTGGTGCGCGGATCCCTGCCGAGCGGGACTATCAGCCCGAGGCGTTCGGCCTCCTTCACATGCTGGTGGACCCACCCATGGCAGCCGGTCGTCCCCGAGCCGCACAGCTCGATGATGTTGACGGGACTATGCCGCACATCCGGATTCGCCGCGCGACGCAGTTGACGGTGATGGCCGCTTCGTCCGGGCCATCGTGACGGATCGTGGATGTTCGCCCCGCAGCGCAGGCAATGCCAGCCCTGGCGTTCCAAAGCGATGCGCTTCGAGTCCTCGAACTCACTCACAACGCGCTCCTTCCTGCATCAGGCCGTTGACCAGCACCAGACATGAAGTGCAGTTCGTTCTTAGTCCGGAGGCCATCGCGGCGATGCCGTTATCGGCCTTGCCGCCGGCGAGCGCCTGGAGTTCGATGTTCGCCGCGGTTTCCGCGGTGTCGGTGATGAGTTGGGCGAGTCTGTTGATCTGTTCCTTGGTCATTCGTCTTCCTCCTCGTCTTCTTCCGTGATGGCGGCAACAAGCTGGTCGAGGTGTTCGGTCTCGTCGTCGGATGGCTCATAGCCGAGGTCTTGGAGGATGAGGTAATAGCCGGGGATGCGGCGGCTGACGTTGTCGTCGCCACTCCAGTCCCAGTCATTTGGGCTGATGAACCATTCGATTCTGGCGGTGAGGATCATGACCGCGTATGTCGGCCAGTCCGGTGAGTCGAGGTGCGTGTGGAGTTCCGCGAGCGCCTGTTCCGGTTTGATGCCGGCGATGGCGGCGAACTGTTCCCGGGCGCATGCGGCGTCGTTCCAGGTGTGTAGGTCTTTGGTGAAGCCGGTCGGGTCCGGGTCAATTGTCTGCAGGAGTCCGAGCCTTGCCGTGGTCTCGATGAGCTTGGCGCGCTTGATGGCATGGAGATGGCCGTGGAGCCATGCCATGCGCTTGTCAGCCGTCGTGGCGGCGTATTCCTCGAGCACGTGCTGTCGGGCGTCGCGTTCGGCCTGTTCGGCGGCTCGCTGGGCTTCCTTTTCGGCTTCGGCGGCCGCATCACGACGATCCCAGAGGTATATCGTCTGCGTCGCTTCATGAACGGAGACCGCGTCTGGATTCTGCTTGCGGAGCTCTTCGATGGTTTCTTCCGGAGTGCCCGCGGCGGGGAAGATGGCGCCGGAGTAATGCCATTCGGAATCCGAGAAGGTCTCTCCGGGATCCTCGATGACGTTGAGACCGGTGGTGCCGGTGGCGAGGATCGCGGAGACATCGGCGAACCACTGGCTCCGGCGATCTTCCACTTCGATGTTGTGGAGGATGTAGTCGAAGTTCGAGGTCCCCGCGGCGTGCGCGAGGCGTTCCTGACGGTCCGGCTGGCCGTCGTATCGTGCGATGGCCATGAGTTGGCCGATGGTGAGCTGGTCGAAGTCGTCGCGTGTCTTCCTGACGTCCGCCTTGATGCTCGCCGCTTTCGCTCTGTCACGCACATAGTCGGCGCTTCGGCCGAGCCTGTGCGCGACGGCGGCGGTGGTGGCTCCGAGGTCGAGCATGCCCTGGATGGCGTCGGCCTCCTCTAACACGGTGAGCTGTTCGCGCTGGCAGTTCTCGGTGACCATGGCCTCGAGCTGCTGCAATGGGCCGAGCTGGAGTACGAAGCATGGGACGGCTCTTATTCCGGCCTGTTTGCATGCGGCGAGTCTGCGGTGGCCGGCGATGACCCTGTAGCGCTCGCCGTTGGGTACGACGCTGAGGGGCGTGAGGAGGCCGTTGGTTTTGATGCTGGCGGCGAGGTCGTTCACGTCGCCGATGTTTTTGCGTGGATTGTCGGGGTGGGGGTCGATCAGGCTCGTGTTGATGAGCTTGATCTGGTTGCTTTGGTAGCTGCTCATTGCTTCTCCTTGCTGGTTTCTTGGTTGTTGAGTTCGTCTGCGCACGCCTGGCATGCCTTCCACCATTCGCTTGGGTTGCCGTTGCGGAGGCTTCCGGTGTGGTCGTATTCGTCCTCGTGCGGATCCATGAGCTGGTGGACGTGTTCGCAGTTCCAGTTGTGCTTGTGGATTGGTGTTGACGGGACTGGTTCGGGCGCCCAGGTCTTCCACTGGTCGCGGAGCCATGTGTTGAGCCGTGGGATGTGGCCGCTGCGGATTTGGCCGTCGTTGACGGCGTGCTTGTAGCGGCGGAGCGCGGTCTGGAGTCGGGTCAGTTCGACGGGGTTTCCGGCGATGGCCGCGTACAGGGCTCTGGCTTCGACTTCGGTCTTGCGGCCTTTCGCGCCGACGGATCCGGGATAGGTTTCGGCGAAATGGTCGAAGCCGGATTCCGGCGTGGCGGGTTGCTTCGGTTTGCCGGCGGGAGGGGTCGGAGAGGGTATATCGGTATCGGTATCGGTTTTATGCCATGTTTTTGCTTGGCTGTCCCCTAGCAACTTACTAGAAGGTTTGCTACCGTTTTGCTCTCCGTTTGCTTGGCTGTTTTCCGGCAAGTCGCCCGACGTTTGCTTGGCCTTTTGGTTGGCGGCCTTACGGCGGCCTCCCTTGCTTCCGGCTTTTCGGCGCGCCTCGCGTTGCTCTTCGGTCAGCACTCGTGGCTCCCTGCAGATGCCTTCGGCGTAGACGGGACGCCATCCGCCGTCGTGCTCCTCCATGAGTCCCGCATCGATGAGCTGCTGGAGCTGGCGCATGGTGCCTCCGGCGTCCTTGAGGTCGAGCTGGTCGAAGTGGCCGGGATACGCCGACGGGTCCTTCGATTGCATCGAGACGCCTTTGGAGTGGATGACGCAGAGTTTGACCCACAGGCCCACGGTGGCGAGCGGTAGGCGTCGGATGCGCCTGTCGTCGGCCATCTGGTCGTCGATGATGAACCACATTCTTCTTCTCCTTCCGTGGTTCGGGTTCCTTGGAGGCTTAGCCGATCTCGCCGGTGTCCGGGTCGATGGACGCCTCCACGTCGCCATCCTCCATGTCGAGGCTGCGGCGCAGGTCGTCAATGAGGATCATCTGCCGTGACGTGGCGGGCTTGGCGCACATGTTCTCCATGGCCAGGCCGGCGTCGAGGATGCGCTGAGCGAGGTCTGCGCAGTCGTACACGGCTTCGGTGATGGCGTGGATGCCGCCCCACTTGTCGATGTGCTCCTGCTTGTTTTTGGTGTCCATGACGTTGCGGCATGCCTTGAGCACGACGGCCGCGGCCTTGGTGACCTGCTGCGTCTTGCCGATGAGGTCGATGAGCGTGTCCGGTGTCGCTTCCTGCGGGATGAGCACCTGCTGTTCGCTGGCTTTCATTGCTTCCTCCTTTAGAATTCCGGTTCCGGATCCGGTTTGCCGAAGTCCCCAAATGACGATTGGTCGGCCGCCGGCGCGCCCCACGGATCATCGGCCGGAGCCTGCGACTGCTGCTGGGGCTGCTGCGGCTGCTGATAGCCGCCATTGGCGTTGCCGCCCTG